AAAGTTGATTGTACCATTTACTAAAGAACTCTTCAACATTATGGGCTAATCATCTATCCAAACTTACAGTGTATTGACCAAGAAATCCTAGCTTCACTACGTGGTTTGGCAACAGTAGAAGAAACATATGACCAGTCATTAGTTTCTGGTACAGCAACATTCGTTGGTGACGAGCACGCTGCTCTTGCTATTCAAATCAACCGCGTAAGCAACTTGATTGCTCAGCGTACACGTCGTGGCGCTGGTAATTGGGCAGTTGTTTCTAACCAAGCTCTTACAATTCTACAGAGCGCGACAACTTCTGCATTTGCTCGCACAACAGAAGGCACATTCGAAGCCCCAACAAATACCAAGTTCGTCGGTACATTAAACGGCGCAATGCGTGTTTATGTTGATGCATATATGCCTGATACAACAGCACAGAATGATAACCAAGTTCTAATCGGTTATAAGGGTACAAGCGAAGCTGACGCTGCTGCTTTCTATTGCCCATATATTCCTCTAATGAGCTCTGGTGTTGTTCTAGACCCAGCAACATTTGAGCCAGTAGTTGGCTTCCTAACACGTTACGGATATGTTGAGCTAACAAACACAGCTAGCTCTCTTGGTAACGCTGCTGACTACCTAGGTAAAGTTTCTATTACTACAGCTAACGTTAGCTTTAAGTAATTGTAACAGTTGCTTCAAGGAGACACAAGAAACCCGCTTAGGCGGGTTTTTTGTTAAATATACAGTCAAGATATTATGCGGTACCCGCCGCGTAGGAGCCTTGAACGCTCATTGAGATAAGGAGAAACAAATGGGACGTCCGATTAAGAAAAAGTTTTTCGGTAATACAAATATTGCTATTACCGGCGAAGGAGTAGGCGGTGAATCAGTCGCTACTATTGCAAAAAATAATACAGGTACACAATACTCTACAAGCACAAGTATTGCCTTAAGTTTTACAGCGCCCCAAATTCCTGGAGGTCAAACTGCTAGCGGTAGTGTTACAACTAATGCAGGCGGTAATGTTGCTACTGTTACACTAACAGATGGTGGTAGCGGTTATACAAGCGCCCCTACAGCAACAGTAGTTGGTGGAACTACAGGTACAGTTGCAACATTTACTATAACAATGACAACTAATCGTCAAAATGCTGTAAATGTTACTGCTTACTTATTAGCCAAAGACGGTGGTGTCAGTGCTAAAACAGCTGATATTATTAAACAAGAAGCAAGTCATCGTTATCTTGTTCGTACCGCAGACGGTGTAGGCCAGTGTAAACTAGTGGCAAGCAATAGTCCAGGTGCTGGGCAAATGTATATCGTTGCAACAGATACTAACGGTAGCACATATTGGGTTACAAAACTAACTGCTCGTCGTGTTATTTTAACACAGCGTAGTATGAGTGGAAGCTATCTATTTGCTACAAATGCTCGTGCAGGGTGGACATTAGGTTCAGCAAGTGCAGGTGTTGTGAGCATCGGTAATGCTTAATCATATGTAACTATGCAAAAGGGCTCTTAGGAGCCCTTTTTTATTTTAGGTAAATACTGGTATGACTACTAGTTGGACCTTGCCTAATACTATTTTACAATACTCAGAACCGGGAGCAGAACAAGCTCATGTGTCGTGGGATGATTCAGATAATTTTAATCAACTACGAAACTCAGATGGAAGGTTTTTGCAATCTAATAGTTACTTAGAACACATCGCAAGAAGTCCTAAAACTGATATTAAAAATAAAACTTACTTTCTTAAGTTAACAAACTTTAACTTCAGTCAACTGCCAGATTCGATTAGTGGTATTGAAGTGAGATTACGAGCCAGACGATATGGTCGTGCTACAGATGACACTATTCAACTCTTACTTAACGACGAAGTTTTAGGGGACAATAAAGCAACTTTATCTATTAACCCAGAAAAGATCTATGGAGGTACATCCGATATATGGGGAAGTAGTTTAACATTAGCAGATATAACTGATTCAAGTTTTGGAATATTGATAAGATTTAAAAGTCATCCAGATTGGCCTCATAGAGATCCTATTCTTGTAGACTCAGTTGAAATGCGAATACACTAATCTAATAAATACTCTAAAGGAACGAATATGGCTCGCATTACCGGAACAAAAAATATAACTCCTAATACATCTGGTGATCAAACGATTTCAGCTCCCGCCTCTGATGCTAAAATTACACTGAATATCAACAGTAGTACAGGACAGGTATATATCGGTAATGTTGCAGAACAAACAGCAGCAAACGTAAACAATCCAGCTGGATACGCATATGATCCAGGCGATATATACGGAACTAGAGCACAAAGAGAAACTGGCGCTGTATTTGTAGAGGGCGGTGTAGGTATTGAAAAAGACCTAAACGTAGGTGGATTTATCTACGGTAGGGTAGCTTTAGCTAATACCTCTACCGAATTAGTAGTTACTGCCACAAATGATAATCAGTCATATTATCTAACATTTGTTGACAATATAACTAATCCAGGCGGTAAGTTTCTGCAAGGTGACAATACCGGAGCTGATGGCGGTTTAACGTACAACCCTAGCGAAGGTAAGGTTACAACAGATAAACTTGTTGTAGCAGCTAGCGACAATTCAACAGATAAAGATACTGGTGCTCTTGTTGTTCAAGGTGGTGTAGGCATTGAAAAAGATGTTAATATAGGTGACAACTTATTTGTCGAAGAAACTATAGCATCAGGTGATCATTTTCCTAACGTAGATAACTTTTACCAAATAGGTGAAGAAACAGCAGTTTGGTCACAGGCATGGGTAAATGATATCTATACAAAGTTATTAACAAATACTAGCAGTAATATTACATTATCTCCAGGATCTGAACTTACTGAAATCGTAGGTAGTTTAAGAGTCCGTGGTGGAGATAGACCTATAGGAACTGCGCCAGTAGTTACAAATATTCTTTATGTGACTATGGATGGAAATGATACAAATGATGGTAGAGCACAAGACGCAAGTAGAGCATGTAGAACTATTGGCGGAGCGTTAAACAGCCCTTACTACCAATCGGGCACACAGATTAGAGTAGCCCCTGGACATTACTTGGAAGATAATCCGTTAACTTTAAAACCGTATACTTCTATAATGGGCAGTGATTTACGTACTACCAGTATAGAACCTATTAATAAAACACAAGATCTTTTCCATATGAATTCTGGATGTTATCTTGCATTCATGCAGTTCCTAAATGGTCGAAGCGGATTATTAGAAGGCAACTATGCACCAGGGTTCAACAGAGGTGCTTACTGTACAGCGTTTCCTCCATTAAGTGGTGATGATAGAATTGACCTATATCATTCACCATATATTCAAAACTGTACTAACCTAAGTGGCCCGTGGTTAAAAGATGGCACCATGTTTGTACCAAATCAAACCGTACAAATTCCTAGCGCAGTAGGCACAGGAACATGGGTTAAAAATGTTAATACTCTTACAGTATACATTAATAGTGGAACGGTAGCAAGAGGAATGAGAGTAAATGCTGGACAACAAAATCCAGGATTTTTCAATGCTAGGACACTATTATTAGCTAATAAACCTTTCCTTCAAGAGCAAGTTATAGAATATATAAGCGATCAAATAGCAACAAATATTGCTAATACATCTAGCATATGGTACGGATTTACCTACAGTCAAGAAAAATGCAAACGAGATGTGGCTATTCTTATAGAAAATGTTGCCTATGACGCTACATTTGGTGGGAATCAAAAATCTATCGAAAGCGGACTAGCTTATTATGACGGAGTTATAAGTTACATTGCAGGACAAGAACTACAAACTACAGATGCTATAAACTATCTAAGAGATGCAGCGGTTGATATAGTTCAAAATAATCTGCTTGCAAGTCCCTATCCTGGAAACTATAGTCAAGTTATAAACACTGTAATGACTGGCGGAGAAATAAGCACAGCATCTATTGTTAGCCTATTTGGTATTATTACTGATATCATTACAGATGGACCGGATGCAGCACCGGATTTATATACAAGTCCAGGACCAGATAGTGCATTTGTTAGTGCAGAAATCTTAATGCAGGCAAACAGAACATTTATTCAAGAAAATGTTTTAAACTATATTAATAATGATTTGGCATTTCCTCCCAAAGTTTTAAAATATAACAAAATTAAATGTAAACGTGATGTAGGATTAGTGTTAGATAGTTTAGCCTTAGATATGCTGTATCCAACAGCTGACCACAGCCAATCTACATTTGCTGGATTACAATATTATACACAAAACAGTTATGTAGGAACTATTCCGAACGAAATAACAACAACTACAGCAGCCATAAGTTATCTTCGTGACTTAGCTGTAAAAATTGTACAAAATATAACTCCATCCGATGACCTAGTGGAACGTTATCAAACAGGAACTGTACAAATTACCACATTAGAGCCTGCAAGCAGTGAAGAAGTTGCTGTTATCACTAGAAACTTTAACACAATGTTAGAAATACTAGGTGGAAACTATATTGGATGGTCTGACAAAATAGTTAGTAATGGTGCGCCTTCTACTCTATTAGGGGTAAGAAACGCTGTTGAACTGCTTAAGGCTAATAAAGAAAATGGTTATTTTGCAGACGAAGTCATAGCGTATATTTCAGCAGAACATCCAGCATTTACTTCATATAATACAGCTACTTGTCAGCGTGATGTAGGATATATTATTGATTCTATTTCTTTTGATTTGTTGCATGGTGGTAATCGACAGAGCGTTCAATCTGGATTGAGCTACTACGGATTTAATGCTACAAGAACTATTAGAGAATCTGAAAAGGCTGCAACAACCAGTTCGTTCCAATTCATAGCAGATATAGCAAGATATATTATTAAAGGTGAAACTACAACTACCTATCAAACAAATGTAGTTCAGGTAGTTTCTACAAGCACTGGAACAGACACCGAAGCCAATCTTATCAATATAGCTGCTTCGACTATTACTAATATTATTTGGAATGGCACCGCAACAGTTACTTGGGGATTAAGTCCTATAAGCACAGCTACAGTAACTTCTACCGATGCACTAAATGCGTTTAACTTATTAATGGAAAATAAAAACTTCATTAAAGAAGAAGTAGTGGCTAGACTGGATACTCTTTATAACTCGGCGTCATTTAACTACAATGAAGATAAGTGCTATAGAGATGTTGGTTTAATTGTTGACGCAGTTAGCCAAGACATATTGTTAGGCGGCAACTATAAAACACTAGAAGCTGGATTGTCTTATTGGAGTAATGGTTACAACTATGTGTCAGGGCAAGTTTCAACAACTACACAGGCAATTGAATATGCTAGGGATATATCTTTACAAATCATTGCTAACAATACAGTAACAGTACAATCTGGCACTGTTAGTACACAGGTTATTAATCCATTCTTTAACTATGGTTACGAGTATGGTCCTCAAGAAGCAGTTGCTCGTAACTTCGGAATCATAACAGACATAATAACAAACGGTCCAGATGTGGCTCCTCCTAGATTTATGGGAGGCGGTTTATTCGCTCTGACTGGTATTAATGGAGCAGACGTATTAAATCCTCCTATTGTTACTTCTGTAACTACATTAACAACTGGCACATACCTGATAGGACTTAACACAAGCACAGTAGGTTTTGGTAATAATGCTACTTTGTATTTTGGAGAAGTTGTTCCTTATCCTTACCTAGACAGTGAAGTAGATGAACTTAGTTATGAATTTACAGGTAATACAGGAACTTGGAACGCTCGTAAGATTGACCCTGTTGGTGCTATGGGTGGAAGTTTAGTCGATGGTGCTGTAGTTAGTGAGCGTAGTCCTATTCAATCTTTTGTTTACGATGCGTTTACGCAGTTGCCTCAGGGTGGAAGGGGTATCTATATTACAAACAATGGATATGCCCAGTTGGTATCTGTGTTTACAATTTTCTGTTCAGTCGCGGTACAAGTAGATAATGGAGGAATAGCATCTATTACAAACTCAAACAGTAACTTTGGAGATTTATGCCTAGTTGCTAAAGGTTATGGAAGCAGAAACTTCAGTGGAACTGTTTTCAATCCTACATATAGAGCTTATCCATTTAGTCCTGTCGGTGTTTCAGGTAGCGATGAACTAGACCAATATTATCCAAATGGATTCTTCCCTAACAACGGTAGAGTTAATATCTTCACTCCCGATCTTAACGATAGGCCACATATTAGTCAAGTTATGGAAGTTATACCTCCTGACGGACATGTTAATGAACAAGGATTCCCTGGCTTTCTAAATGCACAACCATCCACTGGAACCTTAACTAGCGGAACCATTGTGCTTTCTGGTATAGCTACAGACGATATTGCAGTGGGTAACTTTGTATATATTAGAGATCAGTTCGGTTATGAATATGATAGTTTTTCTTACCTACATGATGCTGATGGTAATCCAGTAGATGCCTTAGGAAACATTGTTAGCATAGGGTCTGCACCTCCTAATCCGAATTATCTAAAAAGATATGCAGCAACCGGAACTTTTGTTACAGATATTAATTATGATGCAATCAGTCTTAATACTGCTTTAACAAATGGTGGGGGAGATGTTACTAATCCTAACTACTTCACTCTATATTTTTGCGGTAATGCTTATTATACAGTATTATCTAGCACTCCTGCAGAGTCACCATATGCTCCTAATCAAAATATTCTTGCAGCAAATACCAATACTAACTACCAAGGTCCTGCTACTAGCCAGATTAACGAACATTACCTTTCATTGTTACATCTACAAACTTTAGTAGAAGATGTTGTATCTAATACAACTATAACACCTAGTGTTGGTAATACTACAACAAGTCAAACTATTTTACCTAGTGTTACTAACGGATCTAATGCTATATCATTTATAGATTTAAGATTTGGTATTATAACCAGTATCCTAACAGCTACTAATGTTACAGCGGCCGAAGCTGTAGTACCGTCAAGGGCAATAACGAAAAAAGGAACTGTAATAACCGGTGCTGGTAGTGCAGTAACTTTAATTGAAGCTAACTTAGACTTTTTAGCAGAAGAAGTTAGCCAGTTTGTACAAACTGATCCTAGTGTAAATGGAGTTTTCACTGGACTAACACAAACTCAAATTGATTTTATTATAACAAAGTGCAAGCGTGATACAAAGATTATTTTACAACGATTAATCTACGATTTGCAAACTGGCGGAACTTATAACAGTGTGATGACAGGCCTAAGTTATTGGTCAAGGCCTGGTACGCATCATATTGTTGAACTAGCAGAAGCAGTTAGAGATACAACATTATTCCCAGATGGCGCAACTGTTAACTTCTATCAACGCAGCTACATAAGTGCTAGTGGTTATCTATTTGAATATGTAGGTGCAGGAACTAACTATGGAAGTTTACCACAACGAGGTAAAGCAGATCCTGTTCAGGGCAAAGAAGTTGTAATGTTGAATAATGGGAAAGTATTCTACACCAGTACAGACCAAAACGGCGACTTTAGGATTGGACCGGGACTGACAATAAGTCAGGCTACAGGTATTTTAAGTGGTAGAGTATTTGTTCAATCTCTATATGGAAATTTAACTCCATTCATTCTTGCTATTGAAGGTGGAGGATAAGGATAAAAAATGGCACAATTACCGTTAAACTCGTTTAAAACAAAAACTACGTTGTTAAGTACGTCTACAACTGCCACGGTATATACAGCACCTATTGGTGTTACATCTATCGTATTGATGGCACAGATTAGTAACTTGACCACACAAACTCAATCTTTTACCTTTATACATCATAGAAATAGGCCTGTACTGGCAGATGCACAGGGAAATGGATTTCAGGCTGCTAATACAGACAGTATATTGGTAAAAGACTTTGAGATACCTGTAGCAGATGCAGGAACACCATTGACAGGAAAAATGATTATTGAAAGTTTAGATAGTGTAAGAGCATATGCGAGCGAGGGTAATGCTTTACAGTTAGTATTGAGCATACTTGAAACAGCGAATACATAATAGAGAAACAGAATGCCTAAATTGTTAAGTTCAAAAACCCTTAGAAGAGGGGGGAGTGGTGAGTTTATAGACCTTAAAGGAGCTATGCCTCAGTTACCACCTACACCTACAACTTCTACTGGTTATACTTTAGTAACAAATGACAAATTTCAAACAGTTTATAAGTCTAGTTTAGGCAATATTGAGTTTAGTTACGGAGAACTTTACAGTAATATCGCAGGTCAAAATATAAAATTAATTGCTACAGATACATCTAAGATCATTGTTGCAGGAAATGTTCTTAATACTAGTACAAATACAGGAGCTTTAGTAGTTGAAGGTGGAATAGGTGTATGGGGTTCAATTCATACCGGAGAAGATATAGTTGTTAACGGATTAACTATTGGACAAGGTCACCAGGGCGTTAATAACATTGTACTAAGGGGAGAAGCTGCTCCTTTAATACTAGGTGATGATAATGGACAAAATTCTATAGCTATAGGGTACGATACGCTTGGAGGATTGACAACAAGTTACAAGAGTATAGGTATAGGTAGGCATGCATTACAGTCAGGAACAAATGTTTCTAGAAATATTGCTATAGGCGATAGTGCTTTACAAAATATTGGCTTGTACCAGTCATTACCATACGCTGATATTACTAATATTACACTGACGAATCCGGTGGTAGTAACTGCTCCAGGACACGATTTGACCAGTGGAACATACGTTACTATAAAAAGTGTTGTAGGAACTGTAGAGCTTAATAACAATTATTATTACGTTTGGGTTGATAACTCTACTACATTTAAGTTATACGCAGATATTAACTTAAACATTCCAGTAGATGGCACAGGATATACTGCTTATGTTTCTTCAGGAACAGTTGAACTAGACCTAGTTCAAGATGATAATATTGCATTAGGAGTTAATGCAGGGCAGTCATTGCTTAATGGCCAGGAAAACTTCTTCCTTGGTACCGACATTGCAAAAAATCTTACTACTGGATCTTATAATATTTTAATAGGACACGACGTTGCCAATAATATGACAAAGGGCAACGCTAATATCAGCTTAGGCGGAGACAACTTAATTAATGGTAGAGATAATCAAGTTAATATTGGAAGTGTTTTCTATTATGATGGAATTTCAGAAACTGACATAAACAGCGACCTTACAACAGGACTAGGAACAACTGCTGTTCCTGGTCTGTACACTGACAACGTTTTCACTGCAACACAGACAAATCCAGTCCAGATTATAACTTATGTAAACGGTTTGAATACCGGAAGCAGAATAATAGTTGAAAATATTGTAGGCATGATTGAGCTGAATGGGGGCATCTTTTATACAAGTTATTTAGGTACAGATACAAATAACTATCATGTAGCAGAATTGTATGCAGACCCAGGTCTACTACAACCTATCGATGGTAGTGCGTTTACTGCATATGCTTCAAGTGGTACAGTTTATATGCTGCAACCCCAAGGTTCTGTGACTGTTTATGGCGGTGTAGGCATTCACGGTAACTTAATTGTAGATGATCGTGTCGATATATACGCCGGAATGTGGGTAGAAAGCCTTATAACAGGAACTATTACTACTGCAACAAACTTAGAAGGCGGCGTATTAGGTAGCATACCATATCAAACTGCACCGGGTGAGACAGATTTTATACCTATAGGAGCTAGTGATACAGTTTTAACCAGCGACGGTTCTACTGCTACATGGCAGGCATTAGGAAGTATTACAGTAGGTGGTGCAATTGATGCCGACAATGCGTTTATTAATAGCACTATTACAGAAACTTCGTATTATCTAACGTTAAATGAGTCTATTGGCACTTACACAGCTTTGATAAGTGATATATCTTTAACCTATGTAACTACAACAGCCACAACTAGCACATATTTTTACAGTGGAACAAATGTGTTAAATGTTCCCGGTAGTATATATTCTATAGATGGAAACAGTGACGAACAAAACTTACTTTACACTCCTAGAGTAACAATATCTACTACTCCTCCTCCTAATCCAAGAGTAGGCGATTTTTGGATTAATTCAACTACAGGATACGAATTGCAATGGGTAGATGATGGTGGAAATAAATTCTGGATACAATTTACAAGCCTATAAGAGAACTAAGACATGTCAACTTTAAACTTTCCTACCAATCCTACAATAGGCGACTACTATACAGTAGGTTCTAATACCTGGGTTTGGGATGGATATGCGTGGGTAAAATATTCAAGCAGTAGTAGCAGCCCTATTAGTATTAACACTGGTACAGCTTCCACATCAACTAACACAGGCGCTATTGTAGTAGACGGTGGAATAGGAGTAAGCGGTAGTATTAATATAGGGACTACATCAACTGTGGCAGGTGCAGAAATTATTACAACTGCAACTTGGCAAGATTTTATAAACTTACAAACTGTCACTGATAGCGGAAACAGCACAACAAACAGTATTCATATACTTAATACTACGGAAACTACCGCTACTGGAGTAGGAGCACTGATAGTAGACGGCGGTATCAGTGCAGGTAAAAGAGTCATATGCGAAAGTCTTCAAATTGAGGACTCAGTTTTTGATTCTACGCTCGTTTTGGTAAATAACACAAGCACGGTAGTAGTAGATACTTATTCAATGAATCAGTTTAGATCGGCGAAATATCTGATACAAATCGATGACGGAGATGGAGCAACTGCCGATTTTCAGACGATTGAAATACTATTATTAGTAGACAATCAAGGAACAGTTTACGCAACGGAGTATGCAGTGTTAGGGAGCAACGGAGAACTAGGCGAGTTCGCAGCAGAGGTTGACATTAGTGATAATGTCAACCTTTATTTCACCCCTTATTATGTAGGCGTAGGTAACACAATGAGTATTAAGGTACTCAGAATAGGAATGGAAAGATAAAGGAACAATACAATGGCACTAACAGCTATCACTAAAGATTTTATAACTAGAGCAGGTATTATAGTTCAAGGTACTGCTCAGGTAACTAGTTCCACTAGCAACCTAGGCGCACTACAAGTTAATGCTGGTGCTGCTATTGCAAAGAACTTAATTGTAGGAACTACTGCTTCGGTTCACGGACCTACTTTCTTATACAGTAGTTTAGATGTTGACGGAGTTGGTACATTTAAAAATGTTGCTAACGCAGGCACTGGAACTGGCGCTCTAGTAGTTTCTAACGGTGGCGCTTATATCAAATCAGATATAAGAATCGATGGAACAACGGCTGGTAGCAGCACAGGTGGTGCTCTTAATGTTACATCAGGTGGTGCATTTATCAGTGGTATGACATATGTTGCTAATACTACAACTGCTACAAATGCTAATACAGCAGCATTGAGCGTTCAGGGCGGTATTTTCGGCAATGACAACATGCTGTTAAATGGATCCGGAAACGCATTAGATGGCGCACCAGCTCTAAAACTAGCCAACGGTGGCGCACTGATTAATAAAAATGTTAAGATTGACGGAACTACAGCAGCAGGCGCAGGCACAGGTGCTTTGGTTGTTAGTGCAGGTGGTGCTTATATTAATAACGAACTATGGGTAGCAAGCACAACTAACGGATCAGCCGCAGGTGGTGCCCTTAATCTGTCAGCAGGTGGTGCTTATATTAACAATGTTGTATGGGTTAATGATAGCACAGACGCAGCTACAACTCCGGCTGGTGCTCTAGTTTTAGCTAACGGTGGAGCATATGTTAAGCTAAAAGCTATTATAGACAGTTCAGCAAATGCTACTGGCGTAGGCACTGGTGCATTGCAGGTAAACAGTGGTGGTGCTTATGTTAAGAAAGATGTCTTTATAGACGGAACAACTGCGGCTAGCACAACATCAGCAGCTCTGTATGTAGCTGGAGGTGGAGCATATGTAGCCGGTGACACAATAGTTAATGGTGCTACAGCTGGTTCTATATCAGGTGGAGCATTAAAAGTAGCATCAGGTGGTGCTATGATTGCAGGCGACACCTATATCAATGGAACATCAACTGCAAATAACGCAGGTTCAGGTTCCGCAGCTCTACGTGTAGCAGGTGGAGTTTATGTAGGTGACAACTTATTTGTTAAGAGCACAGCATGGGATACCGGCACAAATGTAAACAATGCTTTATATGTAGCAGGCGGAGCATGGATTGACAAGACATTACTAGTAGGTGGCGATACAACATTTAATGGCAACGTTTATTTTAATGGTACAGCAACATTTGTATATTCTACAAATACCATGTATACAGATAACTTACTACAGTTGCACGTTCCACCAGGCTCTGATCCAATCACAGGAACATGGGTAGCAGATGACGGAAAAGATATCGGTTTAATATTCCATTACTTTAAAGGTGCAGACTATGATGCTTTCCTAGGATTCGCTAACGATACAGGATATTTAGAGTGGTATGATCGAGGAAACGAGACTCCAGGTGGTGTTTATTCTGGCACACGATATGGAATATTCAAAGCAGGTGGCATTGAGTTAGTTAATACAACTTCTGCTACAAACACAGTGAGCGGTGCATTTACTGTAGCAGGTGGTGCAGGTATTGGTGGTGATCTATACGTAGGTGGTACGCTTAATGTTAACGCTATTCAAGTGTCGGGTGGTGGTGACATTGTAGCAACTGTTACAACTGCTACCAACCTAAAAGGCGGCAATGCAGGAGAAATGCCAATCCAGGACGGTAATGGTAGTACAGCGTTCATTGCAGCAGGAACAAGCACTAATCAAGTTTTAACCTGGAATACAACCTACAATACTGCAACATGGGTAAGCCCAGATGCAACTATAGTTGGTGCTGCCACAAACGTTGTAGGCGGTAATACAGGGCAGATTCCTTTCCAGAGTGCTCCAAGTTTAACTACATTTGATACTGAGTTTACTTACGACACTTCTAATAACACATTAAATGTAGACAACTTTAATGCTACTGGAACAGTTAGATTAAGTGCATACGATCTGAACGCTGTAACATTTATCAATGCAGAAGGTGATTTAGATACTGTAGCGAGCACATCATTTGGCTTTAACAGTGCAACTACTGTGATGACTGTTGGAAGTATTGATATAGACGGTACCAATAAAAAGATATCAGATACAGCAGGCACAGGTATTGAAGTTTATAGTGACGGAACTGGTTATGCTCAGTTAAACTTTAACAATAGTAACTATGTTACAGTAAACAGCAGTGCGATTCAGTTAGAGGCTCCTGATATCCTAGTAGGATATAACGAAACATCCGGCTTACTGTCTATGTCTGGATCTGCTGATAATAGAATTGAGTTCCCTCAAGTCGGTATAGGTGCTCCTACTACTTCAACATGGAGTGGTGGTACAAAGATTGCACTATGGGATAACGTTGGACCTAGTTCTACTGGTTACGGTATAGGTATCGAAACCAATGCCATGTGGTTTGGTTTAGATATTCTTGCAAATACACACAGCTTCAAGTGGTATGGTAACACAACACCTATAATGACTTTAACTAATGAGTTGTTACAGGTTAATGGTGGAATCAAAACATTTAACACTAACCCAACAGGCACAGCAGCAACAGGTGGTGCAGTCAGTGTAGATGGTGGCGTAGGTATTGCTAAAGATTTATATGTAGGTACAACTGCAACATTTGCCGGTATAGTAAACTTTGATAATACCACAAGTAGTTACACAGCTTTAACACCAAACGCAGTTGTAGTAGACGGTGGTGTTGGAATTAATGGTGGATTGTTTGTTAACAGTTCTGCTACTATCCAGCAAGACTTGTATGTTTGGGGTGAAATCTACATGCAGGGTGCAGGATTGAATACAATCACTGCTGACACAGGAACATTCGATTATGTTGTAATCGAAGGAACTGGAACTGGATTAACTGTATGGGATGACGCTTGGATTAAGGGCAGTACAACACAGTTTGGTGCATCTGGTGCTAACCAAATAGAAAATCTTTCAACAACTACAATGGAAGTTCGTGGTGGTTGGGGAGATGCAGGTGGTATACTAAGTCTATTCGCTGGTAACTATCCTACAACTTATAGCAAGATTACTTTAAACGGTAATAAGACAATCAGCACAGAAGCAGATACATTTACATTTAAAGATTTTGCAACAAATACTTTGGTAACTGTAAATGCAAATACTACAGCAACAAATGCAACATCCGGAGCACTTGTTGTATCAGGTGGTGCTGGTATTAGCGATGATTTATGGGTCGGTGATGAGTTACATGTAGCTGGTGTAGTTGATTTAACAAATACTACACAGGCACAAGGAACTGGAACTGATACTGGTGCTGTAAAGATTAGTGGGGGCTTACTTGTTAAGAAGAACATTGTAGCAGGCGGTCTAGTAATAGGCGGCGACTACATGGGAGGTGTTACACCTACTAACCCAGCAGGTCAAACAGTTGAAGCCTTTAAGGGCAGCAACAATATGCAGGCTGGATTTACAAGTAGTGTAATAAGTGGATCGAGTGAGCAAAACCTAGATGTATTCAATGCTAACCTATATACTACAGCAAAATATATTGTGCAGGTAGTAGATGGCAGTGATGTTCATAGTTCAGAAATATTACTAATCCATAACGGAACTAATGCCTACTTAACAGAGTATGGTATTATAACTAGTAACGGTGAACTAGGAACATTCGGAGCTGACCTAAGTGGCGGTAATGTTACATTGAAGTTTGTTCCAACAAGTGCAACAGCGATGAGAATCAATGTTATACGCACAAGTATATTAACAAGCATTAGTGCATATGCAGTATAAACTGTAAAACAGTTTACAAAACAGGACCTAAATGGTCCTGTTTTTGTTTCAACATTATATAAATGGTTTGACATAAATACTCAAAAGATTAAAAATCGCCGCTTTAGTGGAAAGGGAAACTAATGGCAATCACATCGGTCAGTAAAGACTTTATTGTCAAACATGGCCTGGTAGTCAATACCACGGCAACTATTCAAGGTACAACCGACTCCGTATCTACCACAACTGGCGCTCTTATTGTCAAGGGCGGTGCTGGTATCGGAAAAACCCTTAATGCTGCTAATATTTTCGCTAAACAAAATGGTGTAATAGGTGTTTATGCAAACACATCTACCTATGTTGGATTTGCAGCAACATCGACAATGGCAACTTCTTCAGTATACTATCTGCCAGATGCAGATGGTAGTAGTGGACAAGTATTAGCAACAGACGGTGGTAAAAAACTTTCTTGGACTGATCAAACAGGTGTAGGTTCTAGCGACGAATCTTTTCCTGTGGGTGATTATATGAATGTTTACGGGCTAGCAGAAACCCATGTAGGTTCAGAAGGACAGGATCCTACAGATGCGTTTGGTGTTAGCTTAACATACATTTATGATTGCATGGACCCTGAAGGAAAAATTTTAACAAAAGATTTAGGTGGATTTTAAGGATTAAGAAATGCCAACACAAGTTCAATTTAGAAGAGGCTCGGCTTCTCAGAATAATACCTACACAGGAGCCGCAGGTGAGCTGACCATAGATACTTCAACCTGGGACATAAGAGTTCATGACGGTATAACACCAGGTGGGTACAGCGTAAGTGGTGCAGCATCTACTGCTACTGCAATCTCAAGTGGAGTTACAGGGGATTTATTATACCAAAGTGGGCCAGGCGTTACATCTTTTATTAATATAGGAGCTGCCGATACTGTTCTTACCAGCGACGGAACAACTGCTACCTGGGTAAGTTTAGGAACATTAACTGCTGTTGGCGGAGTTAATGCCGATAACTTGCAGGTAAATTCTATTACAGCTGGCAACAGATATCTAGTGGTTACAGATCAGACTGGAGCATATACAGCACTAGAAGCTAGCACTGCTACCATTTATAATGAATCTTCAGGATTAACAATAAACAAAGCACTTAATGCAGGAGGACATATTATTCCTACTGCCAATGGCACATATGATTTAGGATCATCTAGTAATAGATTTAGAACACTATATCTAACAAGTAGTTCTCTATATGTAGGAAATACTCATTTAACCGGAACAGGAACAACTGGATTATCTGTTAACGGTGTGCCTGTTGCATTAACTAACGCAAATGGCGATCTAAATGGTAGAAACTTAGTGTTAACAGGAAACTTAACAGTTCAGGGAACTACTACTCAGGTAGATTCAACTGTAACAAATGTTAGCGATCCTATCTTTTCTATAGGTGGTGGTGCAAATGGTGCAGCACCTGCTACAGATGATAATAAAGATAGAGGTATAGCTTTTCAATGGCATAATGGATCTGCCGCCAAAACAGGGTTCTTTGGTTTTGACGATTCTACAGGCTTCTTTACATTTGTTCCAGATGCTACAGTTACCAGTGAAGTTGTTTCAGGAACTAAAGGTGTCCTAGATGCAAACTTGGCAGGGGGTGCTGCTAATAGTTTAGTTTATCAAACAGCAGCAAATGCTACAGGATTTGTAACTGCTCCTACAACAACTAGCACATACTTACAGTGGGACGGTAGCGGTTTTGCTTGGGCAAGTTCAGTTGGACCGCAAGGCCCACAAGGACCTAGTGGAGTTGATGGAGCTACTGGACCACAAGGACCACAAGGGGTAACTGGACCACAAGGACCACAAGGGGTAACTGGACCACAAGGAGTAACTGGACCGCAAGGCCCGCAAGGAGTAACTGGACCGCAAGGCCCACAAGGACCTAGCGGAGTTGATGGAGCTACTGGACCGCAAGGCCCACAAGGGGTAACTGGACCGCAAGGCCCACAAGGAGTAACTGGACCGCAAGGCCCACAAGGAGTAACTGGACCGCAAGGGCCACAAGGACCTACAGGAATTACAGGACCGCAAGGCCCGCAAGGCCCGCAAGGAGTAACTGGACCGCAAGGCCCACAAGGACCTAGTGGAGTTTCAGGAGCGAGATCATTTACTGTCACTAACAATGGAGCAAGTGATTACGTAATAGATGGATCTAACGATCCTACAATAAATCTGTTACAAGGTTTTACATATACATTTAATGTTAATGCTTCAGGACACCCATTCTGGATTCAAACAAGCTCAGGGGCATATAACGCTTCAAACATTTACAGTACAGGTGTTACAAATAATGGCACAGATAACGGCACAATAACATTTGCAGTTCCTTACAACGCACCATCTACATTGTATTATGTCTGTCAATACCATAGTGGCATGGCAGGGTCAATTAATATATCTGCTGTAGGACCTCAAGGACCTCAAGGACCAGGAAGTCCACTTGCAACAGTGTTTACAATAACAAATACTACAGCAGCAACAAGTACACAAACCGGTGCTTTACAAGTAGCAGGCGGTGCAGGTATTGGCGGCAATCTTTATATCGGTGGAGAAATAGTTGCTAATAAGTTAACGATTCAATATACAACAGTTACAACAACATTAGTTCAAACCGACGATGTTATACAGACATTGAATACTACAGATGCTACAACTACTCAAACCGGTGCTCTTATAGTAGCAGGCGGTATAGGTGTAGGAAAGGCAATCTATGCAGGTGGAAATATTAGGGGTGGTAAGATTACCGCAGCAGGGGATGGAACTCCTACAGCCATAGAAGTACAAGGTGGATTAGGAGTAGGTAACGGAACTATAGCAGGTATAACTGCCATAAGAGGTGGAAATGCTAGTGCAGAAGGCGGACAACTTGTTTTAGGGTTTGGAAATAACTTAGCAGCTAGTATTAACGGACAAGATAATAATACATGGAATATTGATGTAGCCGGTGGAACCTATGACTTGTTCAGAATATTTAGAGTGAATTCTGGAGGAACCTCTAAAGTAGCCTTACAGATAGATAATACTAATGCAGGTACACAGATTGATAGTTTAGGTGTAGGCACAGCAGCTTCCGGAACAGCGGGTGAAATACGTGCTACAAATGAAATAACTGCTTTTTATTCTGATCGTAGACTTAAGGAGAATGTTGTTAACATTAGCGATGCTGTTACTAAAGTTCAAACTTTAAACGGTATAACTTATACACCGAACGATCTAGCAGAAACTTATGGATATGACAAAAATGTTAAACTGGTAGGATTATTTGCAGACGAAGTAGAACAAGTTTTACCAGAAGCAGTCAAAGCAGCACCATTTGATATAAATGAACATGGGTACAGTAAATCCGGAGAAAACTATAAAACTGTTCAATATGAAAAAATAGTTCCACTTTTAATTGAAGCTATTAAAGAACAGCAACGACAAATTGCTCAGATTTCAGAAGCGCTAAATAAGTTGGTTAATAAATAATCGGCCGCAAGGGAAAGACTAATGGCAATTTTACCTGGTACTGGATCTGCTTTATCTTTTGGGAAAGTTTATTCCGCCTATACTAATGCTTCATATCCTACAGCAGGTGGTACTGCTGTAAAACTGAGTGCTACACTAGGTGTAGGCTATGGTGGAAAGACACTGGGTTCGCAGATTAGTTTTTCTAGTACGTTTGGTGGCGCATCTACTCCGTACAACTATCCATGATAAAGAAAACTGACAAAACTAAACTAAAAATAAACATAGATTACTTACTAGAAGTTGCCAATAAAGGTCCTAGCAAATGGGAACTAGATACTATTATTTGGCATGATCGAACAACTGATCCAAAATGTCTAGTAGAGTTTTTAACTAAAATTAAGTCTTTAGAACAGAAGACAGATAAAACTGATTTTGAACAAAAAGAATATGATATTTTAGTAGAACTGGCTAACGACCTAAATGAAGAAGAATGCCTAGAATTATTAAGTGACAACGACGAGATCGTTCAGCAAAACTTTATAGAATCTCTTGCTAGGGCAAGTGCTTTAGAAGTATTAACAAGAGATAAAGTAAGTTTGGAAACAATGAGTCTTATGTGCAAGCTCAATCCTAGTGATTTTATCTTGACTTCTAAACGCACACAAGATATTATTAACAATGTACACGAACTTGTTATACAAGGTGAAACTCTTAGTAATGATGTTGCAGGCGCATGAAAAAATCCGTTTTCGCTTCCAGTAAGTGGACCTTAAAAAAAAATAAACTAGCAATCTTAGTACCATGCAGAGATATGTTACACTCTGCACACGCTTTTGCCTTAGTCGAGCTTATTAAACTAAACACTATGAACAACATAGATACACATGTTGCCATGGATGCTAGTACAATTTTGTTAACACAACGTGAACGTTTAGCTATAGAAGCTCAAAAAATAGGCGCTGAATACATGTTGTGGTTAGACAGTGATATGGTATTTCCTCCGACAACTGCACTAAGATTAATGGCTCACAATGAAGATGTAGTGGCCGCAAACTATGTACGACGACAGCCTCCACATAAAGGTGTTGCTTACGAGACAATAGGAGATTGGCAAAATCCTTTGCCTTATGAACCACAAGATGATCTTGTACCTATAGAAGGAATAGGCATGGGGTGTATGCTTATGCGAACAAGCATTTTAGATGAAATACCTCAGCCTTGGTTTGAGTTTGGATGGAACCCACAAACTACAGATCATTTAGGCGAAGATATGATATTCTGTCAAAAAATAGCACAGGCTGGATATACTATTAAGGTAGATACCCAACTTAGTATGGAAACACTACATTTAGGTACGTATGCTTTTGGTCCAGATTTATTAAAGTAAATCTAAAAGTATTTCTATTTTTGTTTTAATGGTCTTATTGTGTAGGCTATTTTTTAATGCCTGATGCAGAGGTTTAGGCCAATAATCATATTTTGACCAGCAATAACCCATATGTTCTCCATTGAGATTTGGAATAAACTCTTTTTCTACAAGTAAAATATATGTATTGTATTGAAAATTATGGTCATTACTTGTAAAAAGTTCTAATGGGATTATTTTTTTAATGGTAGGCGGTGGTCCTACTTCTTCTTGTATTTCTCTTGTAAGGCTATCTAAAGTAGTTAAATCAGTAGGTTCTTTTTTTCCACCTACTAATCCCCAAGTGCCAACAGTTTTAGTCTGTGTTCTTTGAACTAGTAAAAATCTTTTAGTCTCTGAACTTAGAAATAAACCACCATTACAAATTATTTTGTTTACAAAATTAGACGCCATAAACTTTTATCGTATAAACCCTCGAAGCTCTTACTCCATGAACCTTCTGCCCATTTGTATTGAACTCCTGTATATGCATTAGTTATATACGTTAAATCAGTCTCTGTGTTGGAATCGAATATTATATTCCATTGACTACCGTCCCATTCTATAATATCATTCGCATGTGCTTGAAAATCTGAACCGTCTGCATTTTTCCAAGCATCTGGTCCGTCATACCCTGTGGTTCCGAAAGCAGCATTTTGATTAATATCTTCTAATATCAGATAACGTATTCCGCTAGTCTTACCGGACGGATTAAAGCGTTCAGGATCTATAATAGCATCTACTGTGCCTCTACCAGATATAATAGTGTTAGTTGGTATTGTGTCGCTATCTATGTTGAGCATCATTCTGCTATCGTCTAAAGGATCCATACTGATGTAGGCAACGATTTCATTACCGTCAGCTTTCATTAATCGTATTTGACTAAGACCAGCTCTAAATGTGCCTGGATATAAATCTAATATTTGTCTCCAAGATTTACTTGTGCCAGGGACACTAATATCTACCATAGACTGACTAGAAGGATTGTTTGCTACAAGTGTTCCCACATTGTTTACTACAAGTAAGTCAAACTCTCCAGGGGTTACTACAACTATCTCGTTTTCAGATCCAAGGGATTCTAATACAGCATCTACTTCTGTGTATTCTGATGCAACAGTACCCGCTGTGTTAGGATAAATGTTGGCTAAAATCTTTGTTATTATTCCAAGTTTTTTAACTTTAACAGGCGGTGTTATCCAAATAGGCGTTTCAAAAACTAATGTTAAAATATCTATATCCTGTTCAATACCTTGCGGCACACTTCTGCTGGTCCAAGTTTGACTTTTAATGGTTAATGTGCTTAAACTTGTCCAGTCTATATAGTTGTCAGTGGTCTGTATTTCCAGGCTTGGGTTGAATAATACTGATATTTGTTCCCAAATTTGTAACTTTTGATCTGTATTTGTACACCAAATATCCGCAGCAAAATCTGCGAGATAAGGAACAGGCATTAATCTTTCTACAGTATAGTTTGCACCTTGTTGATTAATCAGATACTCATTATCTGCATCGTCAAATGCACGCTCTCTGATATGTATTTTTCCTACAAAACTAGGATCTTGTACCCTGGGGCGATCATATTGTAAATCTTTTATATAACAGGCAATATATGGTGCGCTAGGAACGGTGTTTTCTGTATTTTTACGAAGGATTTGGCTAACCATTCTATTCATATCTCCGTAGAGAACCGGAATACGTGTAAGTTGACCTCTAGCATCTTTATAGCTAAAGTTACTCATTATGCGCATGAACTGGCCTAGATAGCGTTTAACTTGACCGTCGTAGAAATAATCCATTAGTTATCTGCCCTAGGTTTTAAGGCCTTACTTAAAGCCTGTTTTTCTGCCACTATTTCACCTGCAATAGTTGCTGTACTATTGTTATTAATAAATGTAGACTTCTGATTTTGTCTAACTGCTGCTCCTGCGAATGTTCCGCTTGCAACATCTTGACTACCAAAGTTATTCAAGGTCATACGAACATTATCTTCATATTTTATCCAACGCTTTCCGTCAAATCTAAATAACCTATTTGGGAGATAATCTGTTCTTAAAAAGAATTGACCGTTAGTAGGATGACTAGGGAAACTTATACCAAAGGCAAAAGTAGACCCGTTAGGTGGTGAACCATCTCCGGTTAAGTAACCTGCTCTCACATAGATGTTATCGTTAGGTGTATTCAATACTACACTGGCGTCCTGTATTGCTTGATCAACACTAGCCAATACATTTTCTTGACTGGCATCTGCTGTATCTACAAGTCCTGTATTTTCTGTAGTAGGTATAACGAAATAATGTTTTGTATCATATCCACTTAATGGAGCATCTAAGTCTGCCTGTGCTATGACTTGGTCATTTATTTCAATACTTTTTTGATATGAACTTAGTAGATCTCTAAGTGAACTGCCATCACCTGCACCGCTGTCCGCATCCAATATTTCCTTAAACTCCTGACTGTCTACCAATGGAACACATTTACAACGTATCAAATGTGGATACCACGTTTGACTAAACCCATTTACAGGTCTTGTAACATCCTGCACCACATAAAACCTTTTCAATGCAACTAAACTATCATCTAGTGCATATTCGTCTTTAAGATGCGGCAACTCTAATACATCCCCCGCCATTAACTTTCTTTGTATTTTATCAACACAGTCTCGTAAATGGAAATGTAAAAGAATAGTATCATTTTGTAAGAATAAGCCAAACTGACTGAGATTAAAATCCAAGTCCTGCATTGTATAGATACCACGTATGACATAGATATCCGGGTCATACTTGCGGTCTCTATTTTCCATTAGGATTAGATCTTGTATACCCAGCTCAGGAATAGTGTTTGTATTTGTAGGGTTGGCTGGACTACTATCACCTTCAAGTGGATCTACAGGTCCTAGATATTTGTGTATAAAAATATCAGTGCCACCTATCTGGAACTGTTCATTTATGACCCTATCTAAAAACTTAAAGTCGGGCCCTTTCTCTGGTTTATATAGGCTTAGCCTTGGCATATTATACTGGTATATAGTATCTAATAAACTTTACAGTATTATCAGCACTTACTCCTGTTCCTTGAAATGTTAGTGTTCCTGTAGCGATAGTCGCTGTAAAAGACATTCTAGAGCTAGCACCGGTATAGTTTTGCCCAGATACTGTAATAAACGGATTAGTATCGTTATGGATAACACTGACTTCACAAGTTTCATACTCTACATTAGTATTATCAGTTATAGTTACTGTATATTTTGCTGATCTATAACTAGATGTAGACCAAGTATCTAATGTTGTGGCACTGTTGGTGACGGTAGTAACTGTAGTGACTAAATTATCAAAATCTTTTCTTAGTAGTTCAATTCCACCAGATGTAATACCGTCTTGTAATCTAAGAGTTTTAAGGGTAGTATCAAAGACTAGTTCACCGTTGGCACCTGTGAAACCGCTGAGTTGACTTGAAGTTCCTCTTCTGAACTGAACTGTAGTTGGCATTATAAATCCTCGGAAGCTATCCTTTATTTATTGCTAAATATCAGTATGACCGAAACAGATAACGAACGACAAAAAGTTGTAGAATATTGTAAGGCCATGCTGGGTTCCGGTATGGTTGATGTAGAACTTGATCCTATACATTATGATACTGCAATCAATCGTGCTCTGGCTAAGTTTCGTCAGCGTAGCTCCAATGCAGTAGAAGAAAGTTTTGGATTTATTACTGTTACAACAGACAACAATGATTATATATTGCCTAAAGAAGTTGAAAACGTTAGGCAACTTTTCCGCCGTTCCATAGGAAGCCGCACAGGTGGTGGTGATGGTGGTACGCTCTTTGAACCTTTTAATCTTGCCTACAGTAATACATATCTACTTAGTTCTACGCACATGGGCGGTCTGGCTACCTATTATGCATTTGCCAGTTATCAAAAACTTGTTGGTAAAATATTCGGTAGTGAAATTAATTTTACTTTTAATAAGACTACAAAACTACTCACAATAATGCAACGTCCCCGCACTGACGAAGAACTTTTAGTTTGGATGTATAACTATAGACCAGACTTTAACCTATTACAGGACAACTATGCAGGGCAGTGGTTAAAAGACTTTGCTCTTGCCAACTGTAAAGTTATGCTAGGTGAAGCTAGAGAAAAGTTTGCTCAAATTGCCAGTCCACAAGGTGGAACACAGTTAAATGGAACTGCGTTAAAATCTGAAGGTAAAGCAGAGATGGAAATGTTAGAACAAGACCTTATTAACTACAAAGAAGGTTCTACACCATTAACTTTTGTCATTGGCTAAGAAAAATATTGACACTATCAGCTAAACATTATAAATTATAGTACCTAAGGGGTTACTATGTTCGTAAGTTTAGATAAAGCTAAAGAACGTTATGCGATATGTAAATCGTGTTCAGACTTTAAATCCGTAACAAAAATCTGTAATATCTGCCATTGCTTTATGCCTGCTAAAACGACACTATCGGTCGCTCATTGCCCGGTGTTCAAATGGGATAAAGAACAATCTGGAACATCTAGCAAGGACTATAATTTAGATGAATAATATTATTATAGGATTTGTAGGCTTTATTGGCTGCGGTAAAGACACTGCGGCAGATTATTTGGTAAACTTTCACGGATTTCGTCGAGATAGTTTTGCGAACACCTTAAAAGATGCTATATCAGCCGTATTCGGCTGGGACAGAACCTTAATGGAAGGACGCACCGCTGAAAGTCGCAAATGGCGTGAAGAAGTGGATCAATGGTGGGCTAAACGATTAAACATTCCACATTTAACACCTAGATGGGTAATGCAATACTGGGGCACCGATGTTTTGCGTAATAACTTTCATGATGATATTTGGATAGCTAGTTTAGAGAATAAAGTTAGAAAAACTACGGATAATATTGTTATTAGTGATGTACGTTTTCCTAATGAGATCAAATCTATTCATAACTCAGGTGGCATTGTAGTAAGGATTAAGCGCGGAGAGGATCCGCTATGGATGGATGCTGCCAGTGCTTACATGAAAGGACCTAACACTATAGGATGGGCCTTAAGTAAAGTAACTTTAGATAACTTTAATGTACATGCAAGCGAATATAGTTGGGTAGGATCTGAAATAGACTATATTGTATCAAACGACGATACTATCGACGAACTGTTTAATCAACTATCTAACCTGATTAGAAATCAGGAACTAGGTCTCCCTGTTTCCAACGATGTCCTAGGCGATAAATTATACGCTGACAGTTAGCACAAATAGTTTTGAGATTATTATATTTGCAGTTAGTTAAATCACCATCTATGTGGTAGACATTAAACTGCTCCGGATATTTAGAACTATACCCGCATCTTTCGCAACTGCTTTTCTTTTTGTAACCGCTAGAAGCCCATAACGGTCTTAGTTTATTAAATCCTCTTGCACAATGATCACATTGTGACCTATAATAAGGTTTTTTATCTTTATAATAGTTAATTGCCACGGGTTTTTCCCCGCAGGTTTTACAAAGATTACGCATTTTACGCCCTTTTCCGTGCCCTTTTCAATGTATTTAACCATTGCAAAATTTAGGTTATCCGCTAAATAAAAACAAAGTAGTCCACTAAGGAGATTTACAATGGCACTAGGATCACCAGGAGTAGAAGTAACAGTTATCGATGAGAGTTTTTACACACCATCGCAGCCTAACACTGTTCCTTTTATCTTTGTAACAACTCAACAAGACAAAACAAATCCAAGCGGAGGAACAGCACAAGGCACAACCGCAGCAAATAATGGCAAAGTATGGTTAATAACCAGTCAAAGAGACCTAACAGATACTTTTGGCACACCATATTTTGAAAAAGATTCAACTAACCAAGCAGTACACGGAAGTGAACTGAATGAATATGGCTTGCAGGCTGCATACAGTGTTTTAGGGTTGACTAGCAGAGCCTATATCGCAAGAGCTGATGTGGACTTAGGCAGCATTGCTCCTGCTACTACAGCTCCAACAGGAGATCCTGTATCAGGCACCTATTGGGTAGATACAGATGCCAGTAAGTATGGTGTTTTTGAATACAGCACAACTACCAATAACGGTAGAGGTGGATTCACTGCTATTACTCCGTTGGTTATCGATTCTGACAACGTTGCAACAGCAGCAAATGGTAGCTTAGTTCCGCTAACCAGTTTTGGTAGTAAAGGTAACTACGCTATAGTTGTTACTCCAGACAATGAAAATACATTGTATTACAAAGATTCAAGTAATGCTTGGGTAGTAGTTCAAGACAACTTTGATTCTGGAAAAGACGTACAAGTTAGCCCACATACTAGTGTACCTACTTGGACTACATCTACTACAAAAACAGGCAGTGTATGGGTTAAAACATCTAGTGCAGGCGGTGGCGCAAGCTGGGTAGTAAAATATTATAACGGTTCAACTGGCGTATGGAGCACAATGACTGCTCCTATATATTCTAGCACAAGACAGGCACTAGAAAAATTAGATTATGCAGGCGGTGGTAAGAATATTACTGTAGGAAATGTGTTTATTGAATCAAGTTTTGAACATGCTGCTAACGCACAGGCGACATTTAAACTATGGCGTAGAGCGAATAGTGGCGCAACAAGTTTCAGTGTAACAGACAGTACTACAACTAGCACAGGTGGAACATTTACAGTAAGAGAAAGCCTAGCAAGCAGCACAGCATTTGGCTCAGTTACTACAGTGACAATACCTAGTGGCTTAGTTGCTGCACAAGTCCCAGCAGCTATAAGCAGCGCTGGACTGACTAACGTCAGCGCAACATACAATACTACAACTGGTGTATTAACAGTAAGTCATGCACTAGGTGGTGATATGCTAATCAATGATGTTAGTGGATTGTTAGCTAATATCGGTGTAAGTAGTTCTGTTGATAATGTTTACACAGCAGCATCTGGTGATACACCATTTGATTTCTTGGTTTCAAACTGGGCACCATTAGTTTATGAAGCAGCGGCTAATCCTTCATCTACTGACCCAGCAGAGGGAACATTATGGTTTGATAGTAATCTTTCAACTGTTGATTTACTAGAACACAACGGATCAACATGGGTGACTTTCTCCGGTGATGTTACAGTTGCCGCAACAGCCCCAAGCAGTCCTGCAGATGGAGATGTGTGGGTATCAACAGCAGATGCAGAAAGATACGGACACGATGTTTATGTATGGGATTCATTTGCCAATGATTGGGTGTTACAAGACGTAACTGATCAATCAAGTCCTGATGGATGGGTATTTGACAACGCTAGAGTAGATGCAAATTCAAGCCTAGATGCAGACGCTCCAGATCCTGATTTATATCCAGCAGGTATTAAGTTATGGAATCTACGTGCTAGTGGCAATACAGTTAAACAGTGGGCTAACAGTAAGTGGTCATGTGTTACTCCTAACAACGAAGACGGAAGTGGCGTATTCGGTAGGTTAGCACAGAGAAAGTATGTTGTCACCGCTCTAAAAGCATTTATGGATTCTAATACAACAATCAGAGATACTGATACAGTAAACTTTAACCTAATAGCTTGCCCAGGATATCCTGAGGTTATTGCTAATATGGTTAACTTGAACGGCGATAGAGGACAGACAGCATTTGTAGTAGGAGATACTCCTATGCGTTTAAATCCAACAGCTAGCGCATTAACAGCATGGGGAAATAATTCTACTCTCGCTACGGATAATGGAGACGACGGCTTAGTTACATTTGATCCATACCTTGGTGTTTTCTATCCAAGCGGATTGGCTACAGATAACTCAGGTGTTAATATTGTTGTTCCGCCAAGTCATATGATGCTAAGAACTATTATTAGCAGCGATGCAAAAAGCTATCAATGGTTTGCACCAGCTGGTACACGTAGAGGAAATGTAGATAATGCTACAGCAGTAGGATACGTTACAAGCGAGGGAGAATTTAAATCTGTCGCACTATACGAGGGACTAAGAGATGTCCTACGTGATGTCAAAGTTAATCCAATAGCAACGCTGCCAGGTGTAGGTATTGTTAACTATGGACAATATACACGTTCAAGAGATGACAGTGCTTTAGATCGAATTAATGTTGCTAGACTGGTTGCTTTTTTACGCAGACAACTTGCAGTGTTAGCAAAACCATTCTTGTTCGAACCTAATGATGAGCAAACACGCAGAGAGATTAAAGGTGCAGCAGAAAGCCTATTAATTGAGTTAGTAGGTCAAAGAGCGCTATACGATTTTATTGTAGTCTGTGATAGCACAAATAATACAAGAGAAAGAATTGATCGTTCTGAGCTCCATATGGATATTGCTATTGAACCAGTTAAGGCTGTAGAGTTTATCTACATTCCTTTACGTATTAAAAATACTGGCGAAATTGCAGCCGGGGTTTAATAGGTAAATAATAAGAACAAGGAGCATATAGATGCCAATCGCAAGTTTAAACAGATTTACAGTACCGCTAACAACAGATCAAAGCGCAGCAACGCAGGGTCTGTTGATGCCAAAACTAAGATATCGCTTTCGCGTTACCTTAGATGGATTCGGTGTAGCAGGTACTCCTACAACAGAACTAACCAAGCAGGTTATGAATGTAACTCGTCCACAGGTTAACTTTGAGGAAATTAAACTTTCAGTTTATAACAGTACAGTAAAGTTAGCAGGGCGTCACAGCTTTGAAGATGCTACTCTTACATTACGAGATGATGTAACTGGTGCAGTAACACGTAAAGTAGGCGAGCAACTTCAGAAACAATTTGACTTTTTTGAACAGAGCGGTGCTGCTAGCGGTATTGATTACAAGTTTAGAATGAGAGTTGAAATTTTAGACGGCGGCAATGGCGCTTTTGAACCAACAAGTTTAGAAAGTTTCGAGTTCTTAGGATGTTTCGTAAAGAAAGCAGCCTATCAAGGCGGCGATTATACAAACAATGAACCTATGGATATTGCTCTTACAATAACATACGATAATGCTATTCAACTAAATCGTCCAGGCGGTGATAGAGCTGGATTAGGTCAAGACGTAGGCAGAACTGTTCGTACATTAGCCCTAGGCGGATAAAAAAGTCCACTTTGTCAAAAGCCCGGCATTAGTCGGGCTTTTTTTATACATAAATATTATTATGGCAAATGCTTTTACAAACTTTTTAGGTGGTGTTGTGAGTGGTATCTTCGGTGATAGCGGAGACCTCAAAGACTATCAACATGCAGACAGATTGTATGTTAAAAATACATATGCTAGAGCTCCTAAAGTAGGATTTCTATATTTTGTAAGTTTCAATATCAACAGAAATGCTATCATTGATAAAAACTGGGATCAACGCAAAGGCTATAGAGATGTAGGGTTATTAGTAAGACGTTTAGACTTACCAAGATTTTCAGTTTCATCTGAAACATTAAATCAATATAACAAAAAAACTATCGTACATACTAAAATCTCTTACAGTAATATTGTTATAGACTTCCACGATGACAACAGCAACCTCACTACAGATTTATGGAAAAACTATTACAACTATTACTTTAGAGATGGCATTTACGGCAATACATCATCTAAAATTAAGCCCAAAGAATACGCAGATACCAAATACGGAACTAATGATTATGCTTACGGTTTCGACAGTTATCAGTCATTTCCTTTCTTAGATAGTACAGACATATATGTACTACACAAGGGAAAAGGACCACAAGATTTTACTCAGTATACTTTAATCAATCCTAAAATTACAGAGTGGGTTCATAGTGATTTAAATCAGGACGAAGGCAATAAAATAATGTCTTCAAGAATGACTCTATCCTATGAAGCAGTGACATATAAGACAGGTAAAATAGTAAAGAATAAAAGTCCAGAAGGGTTCGCTCCAGTTTATTACGATACATCACCGAGTCCTTTAAGTATATCTGGCGGTATACCAGGGACCTTATTCGGAGATAACGGTATTATTGCAGGTGCAGGTCAAGTATTCGGAGAAAACGGAAGTTGGAACAGAGCCCTTAGCTCGGGTAATCCGTTGGATTTTTTAGGTGCTGCTATTCAGACAAGAAATCTTGCTAAGGGAGTAGGACAACTTAGTAAGGCAGGATTAAAAACAGAAGGATACAGTATATTGAACGGTGCCTTAACAGGAATGGCAACAGCTGGCAGGGATCAGGTTACCCAGCCTGGCGGATTAACACAGTCTATACAAGCCGGACTACAACAAAGTGGGTATGGCACATTAGGTAATGTAGGAGTTAATCTGTTTTCTTATAAAAACTCAAGTATTAATGGTCAAACGACTGCCAGACCTAGTACATTGACAGGTGGAGGAAACGGATAATGTATAATAATATTCCCGCAAATAAGTCTACCAACAGTGACAGCGCTACTTTGAAAGCCTTTGACACATATTATGATAAGCCTATAGAAATTTCAGTAAGCACATATAATGCCGCGGTCGCCTTTTTTACCGGTAGAGGCTTTGATCAAACTGCTGCAGAATCTGTAGCATTAATCGTTTTAAAGCAGGCAAAGAAAGATGATCTTAACCCTATGAAAATACTAGACACATTAAAGGGGTTAGATCAAGTTGAAATATCTGCGTTAGTAGCTGAAATTATTAACTATAATAGATTTAAAACCAGCTTCTTAGGTTACTCTTTAGAATATAGAACTAACGAACAGGTTAATCGCAACGTTCTTTCATGAGTTTAAAGTTTAGTCAAGGTATATTCACGATGAAAAACCCTGAAAAATATATGGGTAGTAAGTCACCCATGTTTCGATCTAGTTGGGAATATACTTTTATGACTTTTTGCGATAACAATCCTGCTGTGCAACAATGGGCTAGCGAATGTGTAAAGATTCCATATAGAGATCCGTTAACAGGAAGGCAGACCGTTTATGTTCCAGATTTTCTTGTTCATTACGTTGATAAAAACCAAAAAAAACATGTCGAACTTATAGAAATAAAGCCAGTTAAACAAACACTACGAGAACATGTAGGTAAAAATCCTTATAACCAGGCGCAGTATGTTAAAAATTTAGCAAAATGGGAAGCTGCAACTTCTTGGTGCAAAAATCGAGGTATTAGGTTTAGAGTAGTTAACGAAGGTGATATTTTTCATAATCCTCGAAATAAAAAATAAGTAAATTTATGACTAAAAAACTCGAAGAACTATTTGACCTTCCACCTACGGAAGAAACTTTCACTCAACCTGTTAGTGAACCTTTACCTATTATAAACCTTGAAGAAAAGCTAGAAGAGTTTGACAAAATATCAGCAGCACTACCTAGAGTAAAAGGTTTAGGTGATTTGAGTGACGCAGAACTGGATGCACTTGCCAGCAAAGCAGAGCAGGCCTACGATGATTTAATGGATCTAGGTATGAATGTTGAAGCTAGATATGGAGCCCGTATGTTTGAAGTGGCTGCGCAAATGATGAATGCTGCCATTACTGCTAAATCTAACAAAATAGATAAAAAACTAAAAATGATAGATTTGCAGATTAAAAAATATGCTGT